GTTGTCGGCAGCGTTGATGCTCCGAGCAACATACGCCGATCCCAGAATCGGCGTTTTCATCAATAATTACCGGCGTAGATGTTGAACCGCTGGCGCGTTGCAACGATTGCGTAAGGCATCGACATCACATCGTCAGGATTGTTGATGCGCTTCAGATTACGTTTGCTGGTCATAGCGATCCGCTTGACCTGCTCTGATGGTTCAACGCCAAACTCAGGCGCGATCTCCATTGCCAAGTTGTAGGTGAACGCCCGCAAGTATCCTGGTGGGAACGCTAGGATGGTTGCCAGCGTTGCGGGTTCGGACAACTTCTCAACGCTGACAATATGCCATTCCAAAACCCGCGTGGGTTTCGGATAGATTGTCATCGTAATGTTGGGGTAGGTCATGTTCACAAACATGACCTGCGGGTAGGTAGACGTTACGGTTTTGACCGCAATCCCGTCGTATTGCTGCTGATTGATTAGCTTGATGCCGTAGCTGACGTTGGTAGTTGCATCGCGGAAATACGTCGCGTCATCTACCAAGATCGGGCGGTTACCTACAAAATCACCCGTAGGGCCAAGCGTCCGAGTAATTAAATCTGAAGGCCAGTTGAAGACCTGATCTTGTGTGCTGAACACCGACAACCGCTCAGTGTTCCACGAATCAATCATCTGATTCATTGCCATCAATGAATCTTGCATTACTGCTGCCGAAGTGGTCTCACCTTCTGCTAGGACACCCAACAGTCGCAGGGCGCGGTTGATCTGCTCACCAGCCGAATATGTTGCCATCGTAAACCTCAGTAGGAGGGGCCGAAGCCCCGCCGTTTAGACAGTGCAATGAATGATAGCAAAGTTGATGACAATTGCCTCAGACAAAGTGCCGCCCGAGATGTTTCGCAACGTAATACTAACCGATCCAGAAGCTAGAGAGTTAGCAAAAATGTTGTACGAACCAGGGGTTGTTTGACCACCAGCAATAGTCAAAATTACTGCATCGTTTGCGCTAATCAAAGAATTGTTTAGTGTAAACGTAGCATTTGTGGCAGTCGCCAACGATGCGTTATTCATCGTAATTTGACCGGCGCTTTTGTTCAGCGTAACGGCAGTAGACTTGCTAGTTGCTTGCGTAACCGTACCCTGTGCTGCTGCGCTGTAGCCAATTTCAGTGGTAGCGTAAACGGTCGTGCCAACAATCGTCGATGGAATAACAGCACCAATCGTGCCGCCATCAATATCTTGATCGCTATAGGAAACGCCAATAGCTTTTGTATTACCCATTTTTAATTCCTTTAAAAAAGGGGAGAGCTTGTGGCCCTCCCCCTTAGATTTAGGCTTTTAGCCCAAACGGTAAACAACGTAAGTACCGTCGCCGGTCTTACGGAAACGGAACAACTGGCTGGTTGTAACAGCGATAGCAACCAAGGCGTTGCCGCCGTCGGACACACCAGTGTTAACAGCCAACGTTACTGCGCCAGACGAAGTGCCGATGTTTACGATTGACAAGTCAAACGTGCTACCGACAATGGCGTTAGGAACAGCAGCATCAATTGCCGTGCCCAAAGGCAGCGTGTACGTTGCGGCAGACGTTGATGGGTTAGCCACCAACATCTGGTTAACGATCTGCGCTGCGGTAAGAGTTGCAGTTGCCGTAGCTGTCTGGGGAACAGCCATAGCACCCATGATTGTTTCTTGACGGTTACCTGCACCAACTTGGTAACCACCACCACCATTAGGGAGAGCCATAATATTTCCTTAAATCAAAAGGTTCAACCCCAGATGCGGCAAGCCATCTGCGGACGAATCGTTGAGAAGCCATACAGAACGTCAATACGACATGGCAGACGGTCGTTGTTAATATCGTACTGGCGCACGACACGCAACGAAATACCGTTATGTACTGCGCGAGCAGCCATATCAACACCCTGCGGCAGCAACAAGTCAGCCGTAGCAAACGTGATTGCGTCCTTGTGGTAGACGAGGTTCTGTGGGTACTGAGTTGAGGCAGTACCAACAAACGTGATGACCGCGCTGGTAGCTGGGAAGGCATTGATCGTTGCCAAAGCATTCGTTGCAGTGTAAAGCGCAGGAGAGATTGCCAAGGTCATCGAAGTGCCGGAGGTCACGCTGTTGTCAGCGGTTACAACGAACTGCTGAAGAGCGCCAGTTGACTCACGGGTCTGTGGGTTAACTGCAAACACACCGTTGATGGTGAAAACGTCGCCTTGCTTAACCGTCTTGGTTCCGCTAGAGAACGTGATGGCGAGGGTCGATTGACCTTCGGCAAACGTGGCGCTTGCGGAAACAATTGGAGAAGCAGGGAAATCGCCCGTGGTGTGCTGCTTAATCGACTGAGACATATTGATCTCGTCGTAGCCCAACACGCCCGTACCCATCATGCCGTTCTTGAACTGCTTGCTGATGGTATCAACTGGGTTGAACAGACCTTTCAAGCCTTCGACCAGACCAGCGTTGGCAGCGGGGTTAACCGTTGCACAACGTGGGGACATTACAGCAGCGTTTTCGTTCAGTTTCTGTTGAGCTTGCAACAGAACCAACGAGGTAGCTGGAGTCGTTCCGGGTGTACCAACGGTGTTACCAATTGCTTTGTAGGCATTGGCAACGTCAGCGTCAATGCTGGAGGCCAACTGCGAGATACGCGGCTTGAGAACGCGCTCTGCAAAGTCATCCAACTGCATGGTCAATTCGGCAGAAGTGAAGTTTACGCCGATGTGCTTCTGGGTCGAAACGGTCAGGGTGGTGAACTGCTCGTTGTCGTCCTGAACTTGCAGAGCAGCACCGTCAGTCACCAGAGCGCGGTCGGGCAGACGAATACGCAGGGTCGAACCGATCTTAGCGCCTTCAACAGCAAAGCTGTCGTCGTACTGGCGGTTGACGTTACGGGTGAGAACCAGATTGTTTTCCAAGATCTCCAGGGCCTTCCTGGTGATCATGTCAATCGTAAGAATGCTATTTGACATGGTAATTCCTAAAAGAAGTTAGCGATTCTGAGCTTGCCACTTCTTAGTCTGGCGCAGCCTTTCTGCTTCAATCCATTCCGATGCAGTCATGGTCTTAGTGGACCGAGGATCGGTCGTGTCATAACTCGGATTGCCTGAAGTTCTGGCGTTTACTGGACTAATCGGTGCGGGCGCGGACGTAGTACGTTTGACCGGAACATCGTTGGCTATTTTAGCCTCAATGCGTCCAATCTCCTTTGCTTGCAAAATCGGGCTAAGACGGGAAATACGATCTGTCTCTTTTGGATTGGACCCGAGGTAGTAAGCTACATCAGGGCCAGCATCAGAGGCTTGAATCGCTTGCGCCATCACGGTCGTGATCTTGAGAGTTGGGTTGTACGCGACTTGTTCAAAGTCATCGTACTTGGACCGAGCCTCTTCTTCACGCTCGTGATATGCCTCAAGAATCTCCGCTTGCTGCTTTTGCTGTTCGCGCTGCTCGATTAGCTTGATTGCCTTGGCTTCTGCGTAAGCATCAACCGAATCAAACTGATCTGCTGGCGGGACATCAACGGCAACGGGCGGCGGTGCTTGACGCTCACGCTCCCACTTTCGCTGTTCTCTTGCGAGACGTTTCTGGATTGCTGCATCAAGTTCCTCTTGCGAGAAAGTCTTGGGCGCAACTTCCGGCGTATCTACAGGTTCCGGAGCCGCCGTGGCTTCCAGTTCCGGCGCGGGCGCTACTTCCGCTTCAGACGCTACTACTACTTCTTCGGACATTTTGAATCCTGAGATTCCCCGGTGATCCGCGCCGGTACGGTGATACTACATTAAGAAATTCTAAGAAACAAGGTAGGGCTTGAACCGTTGTCGGTAAAGCCCATGCAGCGCCATGTTCCGGGCAGCGTGGTTGAGTAAGTAACAAGGTTATACGTTCCTGACGGAATTAAAAAAGAACCTGAAATGTCGTTGCCAGGGAAAATAGTCCCAAAGGGGAAAGACGTTGCGCGAGCAAAGCAATACGTCCCGACAACAAATGCTGTTGTTGGACCCGCGCTTGGTGCGCTTGTCCAAGTTGCGCCGTCGCTAACCAGTACGTTTCCAGCCGTTCCGGGCGCAACAAGTTGTACAGCACTTGTGCCGTTGCCAAGCACAACTGAATTGGCGGTCAATGAGCTTGTTCCAGTACCTCCGCTAGATACCGGGACGGGCGTACCAGAGTAAGTAAGCGCCAAGGTTCCGGTTGAAGTGACTGGACTGCCGGTAACGGTAAATGCTGCCGGAGCAGTTAGCGCAACCGATGTAACACCGCTGCCGCCGCTAGCCGTAGCAGACAATGTGCCGCCAACAAAACTGAGGTTAGCGCCAACCACTACGTTGCTAAACCCACCGCTGCCGTTGCCGGACAAGAGCGATGTGCCGGTGGTCAGGCCGCTAACGCTGCCGATGCCTGGGATGTCATCGTAGGTGGCAATTGTGACGCCGCCAGAGTCTTTCAAGACAAACTTGTACGTCAGGGTAGACGTTAGCCACACCTCGTTATCCAGTCGCCCTGCTG